AAGGAGGAATATATGTTTCGTAAGAAAGAAATATTTCTTCCATGGATAGCTCAAGTTTTAGGTGTTTATGATGAAGCATTTCAAAAGCATAAGAATCTTCGTTATAAACCTGAGGATAAACCTAATTATTTGCTTTCATCTTTGTGGGTTAACTTTATGAAGAAGAATGAATTCAATCCACCACACGATCACTCTGATGAATTGTCATTTGTTATATTCTTAGATGTACCTCCCGAAATTACTAAAGAACAAGAAGCATATGACGGTAGATCAGGTGGGCCTGGATCACTAGGTTTTATTTATGGTGAAGGCAACAGACAATCTATCACTTATCAATCAGTTAAACCTACTAATAGAGATATGTTTATCTTTCCTGCGTGGGTAAAACATTACGTGGCACCTTTTTATTCTGATGTGACTAGAATATCTGTTGCTGGTAATATTGCTAACTCAGTTCAATTAAAAGACATGAAAAAATACAATGAAGCTCAGAAATTACATGCGGGATCCAAGAAGTAACTTTTTTATATTAGTATTTAGTGCACTTACATTTGTTGCGGTCCTAAGTTTACTTATGATGGTTTACGTATCATGAGTAAGAAAACTAAAGGTAGAAAATGGGATGGTAAATCAAGAGTTTCCACAGATCTTTATCGTAAACGATGGGACGAAATTTTTAAAAAAAATACTAAGAAAGAGAAGTTAACTGCAACTGAAAAGTTAATAAAAGATATAGATAGCGACCCTGACTCATGGGTTAAAGGTTATTGGGAATGGAAAGATAAGAATGAAAACAATTAGACAAAGAAAAAGTTGGAAATTTAATTCTAACGATATCAATGTTTGGGATAATTTTTTTACTGACGAGTGTCTTAACATACTAAGAAATAGAGTTTTATATGGAAAATATTTTGATAAAAAATATGATAGTTATTATGCTATTGATTACTCTAAAAATGAAGACTATTTAAGTGAGCTTATAGCTCATGAATTATCTACTAAATTAGATTTACCTGAGTTTCAAAGAGCATGGAGTTTTGTATATAATCATGAGGGAGTAGGAGTAGGACTCCATTCTGATCCTTCGATAGTTAATTTAAACATATGGGTATCAACAGACAAAGCGGTAAAGGATAAATCTAAAAATGGATTAACTATCTATAAGATTAAACCACCTAAAACTTGGAGAAGATCTGAGTGGAATGGTAATCCTAAAAAAGCATTAAAATATATTAAATCAAAGAAAGTAAAACCTACGCAAGTTCCATATAAAAGTAATAGAGCTGTCTTTTTTGATGGAGCTTATTTCCATGCTTCTAACAACATTTCAACTAAAGAGGGTTTTGAAAACAAACGAATCAGTTACACCATGCTGTTTGGATCACAACTAGAATAAATGAAACTAAATAATAAATATAAATACATCACTGGAACACAGTACACGGACCAAGGATCACGGACCTATGAGGTCGCAGGGTATAGACTTCCTAGTGTAACTACGATATTAGGCCGTACAAAAAATCAACAATTCTTAAAAGATTGGAAGGCCAAAGTTGGAGAGCAGGAAGCGGAAAGAATCAAGAATCTATCTAGTAAGCGTGGGACCAGCATGCACAAATTCTTGGAATCTCATATTCAAGGAATTGGGTACGATGATCTTACGGGGATCGGACAAGCGGCGAAGCCCATGGCCCAAAAAATTATTGAAGAAGGTTTACTCCCTGTGGAAGAGTATTACGGGTCGGAAGTCACGTTGTATTATCCGGGTCTATACGCTGGTAGTACTGACTTGGTTTGTAAGCACAATGGTTTAGATACTATCATTGATTTTAAGCAAGCGAATCGCCCTAAAAAGCTGGAGTGGATTGAAGATTATTTTTTACAAATTGCGGCGTATTGTATGGCACATGACTACGTTTATCAATCACAAATTAGACAAGGTATTATTATGATATGTACACCTGATCTGTATTATCAAGAGTTTAAGTTTCAAGACGCTGACTTAAGGTCTTGGAAACATAAGTGGTTGAAGAGATTAGATATGTATAATGAATTAAGATTTGATGAGAAAGAACAAGCGGATGTAAAAATAAAATCTAAAGATTTTTTAGAGCACGCTGAAAAAGAGAAAAAAGAATTATCTGAATCCTACAAGGAGTCAGTAAGACAAACAAAGGAGAGAACATGAAACCAATTATAAGTGAAACGATAGAGGAAGAAAAATTAGATTATACAATTTTTCATTGGGGGCCGTTACTATTTAGGACTAAGATAAAACCTAATGATATCAAGGCTTTACGTAAACTTTGTGATGAGAGTAATGAAGTCTGGAGTGATAACTTAGCTGGTATCATTAAAGGTGAATATAAAATTGATTCTCCTAAGTACACTAAAATTATAACACCTTATCTACGAGCATACGGCGTTGCTTATAAGAATTGGTACGCTGTTAATTTAAACGCTATTGAAACTACATCTGCATGGGTTAACTATATGAAAGAGGGTGAGTCTAATCCACCACACATACATCATAACTGCCATCTATCTAGTGTCTTGGTGTTAGATGTACCTGATAAGATAAAGAAGGAACAGAAGGCATGGAAGGGTACCGGCGATGGTCCTGCGGCGTTAAACTTTTTTATAGGTAATCCACAAAACTTTCATGCTAATGCATTTGGTTTTAGACCTGAGGTTGGAGACTTTTTTATTTTTCCATGGAATCTAACTCATTCGGTATCTTCGTTTAGATCTAAGGCGACACGAATAACAGTGGCCGCTAACTTCAAGGTGTCGGATGATAATATTTTTGAAAAGAAAGAGGCGGCTGATGAAAAAAAATAAACCTAAAGTTTTTATTGCTATGCCCTGTTATGACACGATGAAGGTTGAGACTTGTGTCTCACTTCTTAACACGTACGCAGTGTTAGCAAGGTCCGGTGTTGAATGTATTTTTAAGTCGGTTAAATCTTCTTTGATTACTCATTCGAGGAATCTATTGACCGCTGGCTTCATGGCATCTGAATATGATTACATGTTGTTCGTTGATGCGGATGTGGAGTTTCCACCTGATGCTGTACTTAGAATGTTAGTACCTGAAAAGGATATTGTAGTCACTCCGTATAGGTTAAAAGAACATCCTAATCAGGTTAGATATCCGGTTGAACATTTAGATCCTGATAATATAAAAATTTTACCATTTGATCTAGTAGAACTTAAGTCTGCTCCTGCTGGTTTAATGTTAATTAATAGATCTGTGTTTAAGGTGTTGATGGCGAAATACGCTAATAAAAGAATTAAGTTTGATAAGGCGCATGCTGATAAGATGGATGCTGAAGTTGGATATAAGGGCGCGATTGAAAAGTATATGTATAATTTTTGGGACACAAGTTTTAATGACCATGAGTGGAAGGGTGAAGATTTAGCATTCTCTGAGCTCGCTAGACGTTGTAGTATTAAGATCTACGCGAATCTCGACTCATGGACCACGCATCATGGATCATGGGGCTTTAGAGGCAAGTTTGGTGATTCACTAATTAAAAAGGAGGGTAAATGAGAGAGCAAATCTATAAGGCACTGATGGTACGCTACCAGCACCAGATGGAAGACGCACTGCTTAAAATAGACATGTTGATGGCATCTCCACAATCTGTGATTGTAGAACACATAGATATTACGGGTGAAATTGACAAATTGTTACACATTGTTGCAGAAGCCAAAGAGAATATGGCAACTTTGCGGCAGTATTATGGCACAAATTAGATTTTGTGGTACCATATAGTGTTCTAAAAAGTTTTAAAAAAATTTATAAATTTTTTTTGGAGCAAAATAATTGGTACTTTGGTACTTTTCAAGGGACAGCCGCATAAATACTGGCTTAAAGTGGGACCAATTATGGACCAAATGTGGTTTATGGTACCAATTATTTGGTACCATGTTAAATTAACCGCATAAATACTAACTTCTCAAAAAGCCCTATCGGGCGCGCGAGGAAACTTTTTGAAACTTTTTAAACTTTTCAGATCCCTATATAGATGCTAGAAGAAATTATGCCTAAGAAAAGAAGAAAAATAGTCGTAAACTCAACAACTCCCGAAATACCTTTTCCTAAAGTCCGAGTGGAGTGGATCGATTGTGTGAGTGATTCGGGCTGGGCAACCGAGAAAGAGTTTGATAAGATGTCTTTTGCAAGACCAATTAATGAAGGGTGGTTATACTCGAAAGACAAGAAGGCAATAAAACTATTTGCATCTTATGATAAGGAAGATGATGGTAGTTTTAGTTTTGGTGATAGAACTATGATACCAAGACAGTGGATAAGAAGGATACAAAAGATATAGAATATAAAAATTATGGAAATATTTCCAATTCCGATTCATTCAGAGGAATTAAATCTGAA